TCTACGTGTTCGTCACCTGGGTCTCCAGCATAAAACTCTTTTGTTTCTTTTTTAACTTGTTTCTTTGCCATAATATAATATATAATAAAATTAATAAAAATAAAAGGGGATGGAGACTAAGCTCCACCCTCTTTTAAATATAAATACTAGTTCAACAACATAAAGTTGTTTGCACCTTGAGTAATTAAACATCTTTCAGATAAATAATGTATCTCCATAGCGTCTAGTTCAGATGTAGTAGCTCCAACTGAACCAGTAGTCCATGTTTTCATTTTTCTATCATCAGCTTGAGAAGCACGGTAACGAACATGTAAGAAAGGACGTTTAAGGTTCTTTCCTAACATTTGGTCATATACCGAAGACACACCAGCTGGAATGATAACACCTCTAATAGCGTTAACAGTATCCATAGCGTTAATAGCGCCTCTAGTGCTAGCATCGTTTAAATACTTCCAGTCAGACTTGTAGAAGTCATAAGATCCACGACGGAATCCAGAGAATCCTAAGTTTAATGCCATATCTTCAGAGTTGTCAAATACTCCGTAAGAAGTACCGCCAGCACCGTAAGAATTCATAGAAGCAAGCATATCGTCAATAGCTAAAGCTGTTGTACGATTTACAAACATCATGTTTTCTTCAATAGCACCTTGAGCATCAAATTCAGCTAAGATAGCATCAAATTCAGCTAAGTCAGTAGCAGCGTTAACCCCAGTAACACCAGAAGACATGTTACCTCTTGCTTCGATAGCAGCGAATAAACCTTCTGTACCAAAAGTATTACCAGCAGCTCCGTATAATTCACTATCAAGTAGTGTAGAACCAGGTGTACCATTAACAGCTTCAATCATTGCCATTTCAACATAATCAGTAAATCTAGCTCTTGTATCACCTTCAGCTTTTAAGTACCATAAATAACCGCTTTGTCCATCTTCACCTGAAACTTCAACCCAACCAATTTGAGATGCATCAGATCCTGATACAGCATACTTATCCTTTAAGATAATAGGTTTGTTAGTGAACGAAGTGAACTGTGGTTCGTTTTGACCAGTTCTACCGTTAGTTCCTTTTGCATATTCAGAACCAACAACTAATACTCTAAGAGCAGAACCTGTAGTCGCAGTAATACCAGCATCGTTAGCAGTATTAGCTCCGTAGAAACCAACAGAGATACGACCAGTATCAGCCGCAACCGCAGTTACAACACCTCTAGTAGTAGTGTTAGCATCAGCCATTAAAAGAATATCGTTCACTCGAATACCATGGTCGTTATCAGAGTAAACATTAGTGCTAGTGTTACCATCAATATCAGATACGATAGTAATAGTACCACCGGCAGTAGTATCTACTTTCTGTGTAACGTGAGACATTGTAGCGATGTAAGATAAGTGTAACCTACCTTGCTCAGACCATACAACTTGATCAGCTGTCATAGCCTCTTCAGCTCCTACTTGTGAAAGAAATCCTGAGATAGTTCGGTTTCCGAAAACCTCAGCTTCTTTTTCCATAAGATCTGGTAAATATTGTTGCGCCCAACCAGCGGTTGCAGTCGCAGTAAAATCGATATAGTTTGAAGTAAGTGCTTGCTGTAATGGAGCTGGCACGCTATTCAAACTACCTCCTGGTGTAATTGCCATAATTGTAAATTTTAAGCGTTAAATAAATTATTTTTTGTTTTTAATTTTAAACTTAAAATCAGAAGAGCTATCACCTAAAGCTTTAAACTTAACCCCTCCAGCATCAATAGTTTTGTGAGACTGTCTAGGGTCCATATCTACATTTTTAGATTTTTTAATACTTTGTTTCAAAGCGTCAGCTTTGCCTTGCTCATAAAAATGTTGAGCTACAGCGTCAGCGTTCATGGCTGTATATAATGCTTTGTGGTATCCTTTAGCATCTGTTAGTGATTTATTTTCATCGACAAACTTTGACATGAAATTGTTTATATCACTTTGTGTCTTTTTGACACCGTCCACATCTTTAACGTTAAAGCGGTATTTTTTATCTCCGACGTTGTATTCAAAACCTTTGAACTTGTCATTAAAAAGATTACTAGTCTTTTTATCAAAAATATCGCTATTACGTTTAACAACCTTTTGAGTCTCTTCTGACTCCTTGTTATATCGATTAAAGAAATCCATAGCTTTCTGCTGTTCAGGCGTTAGCTTTGAACCAGCTTTAATCTCGTTATAATATTTAGACTTTTGCCCGTCTAAGTAGGCTTTAGCCTCTGCAACTTGCTCTTTTAAGGCTATTTTCTTTCTTCTAATATCTGTTTCCTCGTCAACTTCTTCATCATAAGAAAAGTTTTCATTCATTAAGAAATCTATTTCTTCAGAATCTAAATGAGGTTTAGTTTGCTTATAGTATTCTCTTAATAGAGAGCTATTATCTAGTTTACTATAATCTTGATTTAGTCGAACATAATCTTCTAAATCTCCACCAGTTTCATCCATAAATTGCATTAACTTCTCAATGCTTTCTGGTAGTGGTTTTCCAGTAGCTTCCGCTTCGGCAAGAGCTTCTTCAATCTCTTCTTTTACTTCCTCTACTTTTTCTTCAACTTCTTCATCAGTAATCTCTTCTAATACTGGAGATTCTTGTGTTTCGGTTTCCGATTGTACTTCTTCTTGTTTCTCTGCGGTTGGGGTACCTTCATCCCCTCCAACCACTCCTGAGTCGTCAGTCTCACTTGTTGGAGTTTCTTCTGTTTCTTCTGGTTTTTCATCTTCTTCCGTCGCCGGTGGTTTAGTTAAATCTACCTTGATAACTGAGTCATCGTCTGCAGATTGAAATTTAGTTTCTTCTACTTGTTGAGTTTCCTCAACGTTTTCTAATTCTTGTTCCATAATATAAAATATAAAAAATTAAGTGTTTATTTTACCTAGGATCAAACGCTTCTAGGTTAAATCCACCTCCCATTGTATCATTACCGGCAGATTCAAAGTTTTTAGGTGCTTTACCTGTTTTTCTTTGATCTATCATTTCTGATTGTTGAGTGGCTTGTATTTTAGTTCTAGTGTCTTTACGATCTTCTTTTTCTGCTTCTCTTTTTTTCAACCCCTCCGTTTCCATTTCTTTCAACTGCATGTTATACTGAAACTCTAAAGCCATTAGTTCTTTTTTAGCATTTAACTCGCTCATCAATTTTTGGTTATCAAACTCCGCTTGCGCTTGTGCTATTTGTATTTTACTTTGCGTTAATGCTTGATTTTTCTGTAATTCAACTTGAGCAGCTTGTTGAGCAGCTTGAGCATTAGACTGTGTTTGAGCTTGAATATTCTCCATCTGCATTTGTCTATCAGCAGCTTGTTTTTGAGATCTTCTAAGCTTTAGTAGTTCGTTAGCTAGTTTTAAATTTTTAACTTCTCTAATATCTATAGCATCTTCCAACTCTATGCTTTGTTGTTGAAGAGCCATTTGTATGTTGTTTTCTAGCAATTGTTTTTCTTCATCATCTGGTTGTAGGTTAATAAATATACCAAAATCATGAAGATACAAGTCTTTAGTTTCCTCTAAACTTGCCGTATTATGTTGACCTATAGAGTTGACAAAAGCCTCTTTTGTAGGAGAGTATTCTAAAACATCTGAAACTCTAAGTGATAAACACTCTACTGTTTCAGCTGTTAAAAACAAACCAGATTGCAATATATGTCTAGTAGCTGTATTTGAGTTTGCAGCAGCAAGCTTTTGTACACCTACTAAAGCGTTTTTATCTGGCATACTACCATCCCTAGCTTCGTTAAGTCCGGTACAGTCTCTAATCATTTGCATATAATAGTTGTAGTTAGCTATTAATGCTTGTATTTTATTTCCACCAGATCCTGATGTGATTTCTTGAATAGGTACTTTACCTGGATTCAAATCTCCTTCTGAAGTAAATGATCTACCAATAACAGAACCTGTTTGGAAGAACATATTTAAAGCTTCTTGTGGATTATAATTTGTTCCGTTACCAAGATCAACCTCTGCTAAACCATCAGCATCAAGATAAACTCCATCAGGAACCATTCTTGACATTACTTGTTGAAGCTTTAAATGAGTAAGTTGAATCATGTCAGCAAAACCTGTAACACGCTTAACTAATGAGTCTATTTTACCATTATACATTCTAGGGGCTACAATAGCGTAATTCATCCTAACTTTAGTATAATCACTTTTTGGTCGAATCATATTTTTTTGAAGCTCCCATTTTATTAGTTTGTCAGTACCAAGTATTAAAGCGCCATCATACAACACTTCAACCTTCTTAGCTTCTCTAGTATAATCTCCATCTTTATTTTTCGGTGGATTAAACGCATCTGTTTTAGCGATAGCTTTATCAGCTCCCGTGCTAGTCTTTTTTACTTTGTATACTTCGTTATTATAAGTTTTGTAATTAAAGTATAAAACTTGTATTTTATTGTTGTCTTGTTTATCTGTAGAGTATCTGTTGTGATTGTTGTTTTTGTGGAAAGATTTATTTTTTACTATATCTTCTAACTCTTCTTGAGATAAGTCTGGAAATTGTTTTACTAGTTCATTTACTGGAATTGATTTAACTTCACCAACATAGTATATATCATCAAAATAAGGTGAGTCTGTATAAGAATAAACTAAGTCTGCTGGATCAACGTAATCCACAGTTATACCTTGAGAAGTATTAAACCCAGTTTTAACAGCACCAATACCTAACACTGTTAAGTCATAAAACAATCGCTTCTTAATTAGTTCGTAGTTGTTTACCTCTAACATTAAGTTTAACGCTTGTTCTTGCGCGATTTCTATACCTTGCTTGTAATTTAACTGCATATGCAAAGCTAGTTCTTCAGTTGTTTCTGGAAGAGCTTCCATGTCAGATTCTCGAAGATCAATACCTGGAGTTACGCGCATTACAGCCTCATCTATTTGCTGCATTTCCATGTCGCCTAAAATGGCATCCATATAATCGTTTCTCTGCTTAGCGCCCGCGGCGTCTATAGAAAAAGCTTTAATATCATATGTTCTTTCAGCTATACCATTTACAACTATATCAACAAATTTTGAAATAATAGGAACAGGTGTCCAATCTAGATTTAAGTAGCTTAAGTCACCATTGATAGATAACTCATCTTTATATTTTTGAATAGATTGCTCTCCTCGAGCGTATAATCTTAAATTATGAAAATTATTAAAATTATTTCTATATCTATTATTATTTCTATCATCATTAAACCATTCTGTCTCAATAGCCTTAGCGACTTTCAAACCATATTCTAAGCTTGATTTTTCTTCGTCACTAACTACTTGACTAGGAAAATAACTTTTTATAACTGACTCAGCCATATTTATTATTTAATTATTTGTGATATATTTCCACTGTTTGTATATCTTGATATATTCAAGTTTAACTTTGGTTTTTGAGTAGGTGCGTGAGGTCTATATAAATGTCTGTTGCAAGCCATTATCGCTAAACCAGAGCTTATAGCGGCATCAAACTTTGTTCTTTTGTTTATATCAAACTTCGCCCAATCATTAAGCGTTTCGTTAAAATATATATTACCATAGTTACCATCTCCTAGATGACCAACATGATCGTTAATATACATTTCAATAGCAGCGGCATGAGCTTGCTTAATATCTTCGCTTGAGTTAGGTATACCTCCAACTTCTTTTTCTGCTGTAGATAACTTATTCCAAACCTTATCTGGTCTATTCATGCTAAAACCTCTATAACCTCTACGTTTTAAGTAGTATAAAAGTCTTGGCTTGTTGTTTTCCGCGAGTAGTGGCATACCATAAAATACTAACGCCATTAATACATCTTCAAAAAACATTTCAGCGGTTTGTGGTCTAGCTATATATTCTAAAAACATGTGGTTTGGTGGAGCATCTTCCATGCTAAACTTAGTTAGTCCATGTAATGATCCTTTGGATCCTCTACCATCCACGGTACCACTAATATCATAACTGTCGCAACCAAAAGCACCAATGTGCTCGTTACCTGGATACT